TGGAAGAAAAAATTGTTAGAAAATGGTGGTGAGAGAGTAATAAGAAAAGACGGAAACTTCAATCCTCCTGTTGAGGAAGGAATGATGTTTGAAAGAGTAGAAGCTGTAAGGGACGCATGGTATGAAGGTATATTGGTAGGAGGTACCAATATATTAGTCAAATGGGAACTGATGAAGAATATGGTGCGACCTAAATCTGCTACACAAAAGGCGTTGCCTAATTATGTTGCCTATGCACCTAGGATGTATAAAGGCAACATAGAATCTCTTGTGAGAAGGATGATACCTTTTGCTGATCAGATACAGCTAACACATTTAAAGTTACAGCAAGTTATGGCTCGCGTTGTTCCAGACGGTGTATTCATAGATGCTGATGGTATAAATGAAGTTGATCTTGGCACTGGCGCTGCTTATAACCCAGAGGATGCTCTTAAGCTTTATTTCCAAACTGGTAGTGTTATTGGTAGAAGCTATACACAAGATGGCGAGTTTAATAACGGAAGAGTTCCTATACAAGAGTTAAGTTCAAATAGTGGTCAATCAAAAATGGCCGCATTGATCAACGTATATAATTACAATCTGAATATGATCAGAGACGTGACAGGAATAAATGAAGCTAGAGATGCTTCAACTCCTAGTCCAGATGCTCTTGTTGGTGTTCAGAAACTAGCTGCACTAAACAGCAACACAGCCACTAGACACATACTTACCGCTGGTTTAAACGTAACAAAAAGAATGGCTGAATGTATATCAATAAGAATAGCTGACATACTTGAATATGCTGACTTCGCTGAAGATTTTGCGATGCAGATAGGAAAGTACAATGTAGCTATACTTGAGGATATCAAAGATTTATATTTACACAACTTCGGTATTTTTATTGAGCTAGCTCCAGATGAAGAAGAAAAACAACGCCTTGAGGCAAATATTCAAATCGCACTTCAGCAACAAACCATTGATCTGGAAGATGCTATTGATATTAGAATGGTTAGCAATATTAAGTTGGCTAATGAGCTACTTAAAATGAAGAGAAAGAAGAGGATAGAACAGCAACAAAAACAAAAGGAGATGGAGTTTAGAATGCAAATGCAGTCAAACATTCAGTCTCAACAAGCTGCTGCTGAATCAAAAGCTCAACTTGTTCAGATGGAAGCTCAAGCCAAAATACAGTTACGTCAAGCAGAGATGCAATTTGCTGTACAACAGTTACAAGCAGAGGCAGATCTTAAGCGTCAGTTGATGGATCAAGAGTTCCAATACAACATGCAATTAAAAGGCATGGAGGCAGAGCAATTGAAAAAGAGAGAGGAAGATAAGGAGAAGGCTAAAGACAAACGTATTGACATACAAGCTAGCAGACAGTCTGAGCTGATTAACCAGAGAAAGAACAATCTACCTCCTATGGATTTCGAATCAAATGAAGATTCATTAGATGGTTTTGATTTGGATTCATTTGAACCTAGATAATATGAGAAATAGTAAAATAAAAGTAAAACCTTTTGCTTCTGGTGTATCTTCACCAGGATCTGGTTATGATATTAGTGCTGGAGCTTCAGCATCAAGAGGACCGTTATCTGTATCTACGTCTATGTCTAAAGGATCTGAGTATCCTGCTGAATTTAATATTGAGGCAAGTGTATACGTACCTATAACTAAAAAGGTTAAGCATAAAACTAAATTATAGCTTTTCCAAAAAATGAATAGCCGCCAAAATTGTAAAAATTCATGCATTTTGGCGAATTATAATGTAAAAAATATTATGCATTTAATCGGATTTTAACCGATTATGCATATTAAATTATGTGTAAAATATAATTATTAACTTTGTAAAAATAAATTAAATAAAATGGAAGGAGAATTTAAAGTAAGAGCCGTTGAATTCGAAGAGAAGTCAAAGGTTGAAATTGAAGAGCAACTATTAAAGGAGCACGAGGATAAGTTAAACGAAGAGCAAACTGAAACGCCAGAACAAACTTCTACAGAACCAACTCCTACTCCAGAGATTGATGATAACATCGTTCTTTCACATATTAAGACAAGGTACAACAGAGAGATCAGCTCTTTGGATGAGTTATTCGAACAGAGAAATCAGAACGAAGAACTTCCAGAAGATGTAGCTGCATTTCTTAAGTACAAAAAAGAGACTGGAAGAAACATCGATGACTTTATTAAATTAAATAAAGATTATTCGAATGCTGATCCAGACACGCTACTTTTTGAGTTCTATAAAGAACAAAACCCAGACCTAGATCCAGATGATGTTAAATTTGAGATAGGTCTTAAGTTTGGTTACGATGAGGACCTTGATGACGAAAAAGAAATCAAGCAAAAAAAATTAGCGTTTAAAAAAGAACTTACTAAAGCTAAGAAACATTTCGATGAGCAGAAGGAGCAATATAAAATGCCGCTTGAGTCAAGGGCTACATTTGTTCCAGATGAAGAAAAGGAATCATACGAAAGCTTTAAGAGTTATAGAGAAACCGCTTCTAAACATGAGGAGGAGCAAGCGAAACGGTCGAAGTTTTTTGCTGACAAAACTTCTGAATTGTTTTCTGATAAATTCGAAGGTTTCGGATTCAATATCGATGAAAGCAATAAGATGGTATATAAACCAGCAGATGCTAATACCCTTATTAAGGAACAGTCAAACATTATGGACTTTATATCAAAGTTTTTAAATGAAGATGGTTACCTTAAAGACGCTGAGGCCTTTCATAAAGCTATAGCAGTGGCAAACAACCCAGACAAATTTGCTAAGTACTTTTATGAAAAAGGAAAAGCAGAGGCTGTAGGTGATATTGCTAAAGAGTCTAAAAATATTGATATGACTCGAACGGCACCGACACCAACGCCAAAACAGGGTACACAGGTCAGAGTTATAGATGAAGAACGCGGTAATAGATTAATTATTAGAAAACCGTTTAAAAACTAAAAAAAATGGCTGGTACATTACAAGCGAGTCCTGGTGTAGCAATTACACCTAGCTCAGTGAAGGCTACGTTGCCTTCAAACTACATTACAAACTTTGATTTCTTGAATCAGTATCTTCCTGATACTTATGAGCAAGAATTCGAGCGTTATGGAAACAGATCAATTGCATCATTCTTGAGAATGGTTGGTGCTGAGCTTCCTTCTAACTCTGACTTGATTAAGTGGGCAGAGCAAGGTCGTTTGCATACAAAATACACTGGATTGACTTTTGGTTCAATTGGTACTCCTGCTTCTGGACAACAAGTGTTTACATTACCTTCTGGTACTTGTAACTTTAGAATTAATCAAACTGTATTCTTGTCTTCTCAGCAAGTTGCTGCTGAATCGGCAAAAGCTATCATTATTAATGTTACAAGTTCTACTTTTACTGTAGCTTACTATGATAATGCTTTTAATTCTACTTCACCTTTTAGTGCTTCAACAACAGCCGTAACAGCATTTGTTTACGGATCTGAATTTGCTAAAGGAACAAGTGGAATGGCTGGATCATTAGAAGCTCAAGATTTATTCTTCGATGTTAAGCCAATCATCATCAAAGATAACTACACTGTATCTGGTTCTGATATGGCTCAAGTTGGATGGGTTGAAGTAACTACTGAAAATGGTGCTACAGGTTATTTGTGGTACATGAAATCAGAGCACGAAACTCGTTTACGTTTCGAGGATTATTTAGAAATGTCTATGGTAGAAGGTGTTCCTGCTGAACAAACATCTGGAGCTACAACATTCTTGAATAATGCTCCTTCTTACCCATCTCCGTCTGCTTTATCAGCAGCTGGAACAAAAGGATTATTCTACGAAATTGAAGACAGAGGAAATATATGGGCTGGTGGTAATCCATCTGCATTGTCTGATTTTGATACTATCGTACAACGTCTTGACAAGCAAGGAGCTATCGCTGAGAACGTATTGTTCTTAAACCGTCAATTCTCTTTCGATATCGACGATATGTTGGCTGCACAAAACTCTTACGGAGTTGGTGGTACATCTTACGGATTGTTTGATAACAGCGAAGATATGGCGTTAAACCTTGGATTCACTGGATTCAGAAGAGGTTATGAGTTCTACAAGACTGACTGGAAATACCTTAACGATGCTACTCTTCGTGGTGGTTTAGTTGGTGGTGCAGTTAACGGAGTTCTTGTTCCTGCTGGTACAATGAATGTATACGATCAAGTTCTTGGTAAAAATGCTCGTCGTCCGTTCTTACACGTTCGATACAGAGCTTCTGAAACTGAGAATCGTCGTTACAAGACTTGGATGACTGGTAGTGCAGGTGGTGCAGCTACAAGCGACCTAGATGCAATGCAAGTTAACTTCTTGTCTGAAAGAGCACTTTGTACTCTTGGAGCTAACAACTTCTTTATCTTCAAAGGATAAGAATAACTACAGAGAGGGGTGTTAGTGCCCCTCTCTATTTTTTAAAACAATTTAAATTATATACAATGGAAACAAAAATCAAACTAGCAAAGCTAGAGTCGAAAGACAGAACTTATTTATTAAGAGGGGATAGCTCCCCATTAACTTATTTCTTACCATCAAAAGACACTCCTCGTAGACGTCTACTTTATTTTGATGAAGAAACAAACTCAAATCACCCATTAAGATACGCAAGAAACTCAAACACTCCTTTTCAAGAAGATCAAGATCAAAATGTAATTCTTGAGCCAGTAGTATTTGAAGATGGTGTTTTAATAGTTCCAAAAACAAATCCAGTACTACAATTATTCTTATATTACCATCCAGGTAATGGTACCGAGTTTTATGAATTCGACAACGAAAAAGACGCTCAACAAGATGTTAAAGATATCAATATGGAGATTGATGCGTTATTACTTGCAAGAGAACTTGATATTACAAGTTTAGAAGCAATTGCTCGATTGGTATTAGGTAAAGACGTGTCTACTATGACTTCATCTGAGATTAAGAGAGATATGTTGTTATTTGCTAAAAGATATCCAGAAGACTTCTTAGATGCTGCTGGAGATCCAATGTTGAGAATTAATAATATAGCATCAAGAGCGATTTCTGATGGATATTTAACTTTTAGAAATAATAAGGACATTCATTATAACTTAAAAGATAACAAGAAGAAATTATTGACAGTTCCTTATGGTGAAAATCATATATTTGTTTTGGCTTCTTGGTTGCAGTCAGACGAAGGTATGGAGTTCTACAAATTCTTAGAGGATAAAATATCAGAAAAATAGTATATTTGTGCTATTATTAACCCATTAATTTTTTAACAAATGGAAAAGTTTATCAGTATTCCTAATAGTTTAGGAGCAAATCAATTAGTTTCTGCTGCAAACGTAGTAGCTGTTTTTGCAGGTACAGCAGCAACAAATACTGCTACAGCAGCAAATACTGTAATTATGTATCAAGGAGGTAAAGTTGTTACATTGATTCATGCAGCTCAAACTGCATTTAACATGCGTAACGCTATTCAAAATGCAATCTCTGCTGCATTGCAAACATCTTGGACTGATACAGTGTATGTAATACCTTCATTGCCAATATCGGTAACTGGTATTACAGCTGCTTAATAGCAATCAAAGTAGAAAGGAAGAGGCACTCAAAAGAGTGCCTTTTTTTATTTATCTTTGTAAAAAGACATTCGATGATAAACGAAGTTAGAAATACCGTTCTGTCTATATTAAGTAAGGACAATCGAGGATACATAACGCCATTTGAGTTTAACCTGTATGCAAAGCAAGCACAGCTTGAAATATTTACAAACTACATGGAGCAGTATTCAGATGCGTTCTTAAAGAGTATTGCTAGAGGATACGGTGAAGGATATTCAGATGTTCCTAAAAATGTGGCTGAGTCGCTTGATATATTTTACACGTCAGCAAACTTATCTGGAACTCTAAATGTCTTTACCGCTCCATCTGATTATTACTTCTTAGAGAAGATAGTTTATAACAACACTGAGGTAGAGAAAGTATCTCATAGAAAGATATTAAATCTATTGTCATCTAACTTAACTTCACCAAGTGTGTCTTATCCAGTATACACATTCTCTGGTTCTGATATTACTGTGTATCCAACAACTATAGTATCTGGCGTAACAGCTCATTACTTAAGACTGCCGTTAGATCCAAAGTGGACATATGTAGCTATGGCGGCTGGAGATTCAGACCCATTGTTCAATCCGTCTGCTGGTGACTATCAAGATTTTGAATTACCAATGGAAGAGTTCCCATTGTTAGTGGTTAAAATATTGGCATATTGTGGAGTCACTATAAGAGAAACAGAGGTTGTGCAGATAGCAAAAGCGCAAGAAATGCAAGACATCCAACAAAACCAATAATAAATGGCATACATTACTAACTATCAATACTACACAAATAACGGAGTTATACCAACAGATGTTAACTGGGGTTCATATCAATATGTAAGCCTGGCTGACGTTGTTAACAATTTTATGTTAATGTATGTAGGTAATGACAAATTGGTCAATAATGTTGATCGATATGCCGTTTTGTTTCATGCTAAGAGAGCTGTACAAGAGCTTAATTATGACGCATTAAAAAACATTAAGGTTATAGAGCTTGAAATAGGGGATGACTTGAAGATGGTTATGCCTCCAGATTATGTTAACTATGTTAGGATATCTATGTTGAAAAATGGTATACTATTCCCTCTTGTGGAGAACAGAACACCTATGTCAGCTACAGCTTATTTACAAGACAACAATCTAGATATCATATTTGACGTAAACGGTGAGATCGTAACAGGTACATCTAAACTTGACATACTAAGACAAGACAAACAGTTATATACTGGTATGGGTCCATATCAAGGCCAGTACGGATGGTATTGGGATGGTGATTGGTATTTTGGATACAACTTTGGTAAAAGGTTTGGATTAGAAACCGATCAAGCTAATGTAAATCCAAAATTCTACATAAACAAGGCAGCTGGTGTGATTGATTTTTCTAGCGGTGTAGAGAATCAGATTATTGTTTTTGAATACATATCTGACGGTATGGAAAACGGTGACGACTCTCTTATCACAATCAACAAATTAGCTGAAGAGTATTTGTATGCTTATATTAAATGGGCGTTATTAAACAATAAATACGGAATACAAGAGTACGTTATAAATAGACTTAGAAAAGAAAAGATGGCTGTTCTTAGAAACACTAAGATCAGATTGAGTAACTTACATCCATCTAGATTATTAATGCCTTTAAGAGGTAGAGATAAACAAATAAAATGATAAAACTAGACAAGACTTTTATTGCTGGAAAGATGAACAAGGATATAGACGAACGTCTTATCCCAGATGGAGAGTACTTAGATGCGTTAAACGTAACTATAGATACGTCACAAGGATCTACTATTGGTGCTGTTCAGAACTCTAGAGGTAATGATAAAATGTCTGACATAGCCACAGTAACTGGTTTAGCTGTTGTTAACGCAAGAGCTATAGGTGCCGTTGCATATGAGGCTCAAAACCTTATATATTGGCTTGTTACTAGTGATAACTTTGATGCTGTATTCGAGTATAACCAATTGACTGACGTAACGACAAAAGTATTGTTGAGTACTACAGGTCAGTTGAACTTTAACAAGAATTACTGCGTTACTGGTATAAATTACATACCTGCATTTGGTGATCTTGGACCATTTTTATTTTGGTCTGATGGCCTTAATCCACCAAGGAGAATAAATATTGCTAGAGCTAAATCTTGGTCTGATGACGATCCTAGAATTGATCTTGATACTCAGGTTATTCTTCGTCCACCATTGAATGCTCCAAAGATATATTTAAAGACTGACGGTGATCCAGAAACAACAAACAACATAGAGAGGAAGTTTTTATATTTTGCTTATCGATATAAATATGTAGATAATCAATATAGCTCTATGTCACCATTTTCTGGTGTAGCATTCCAAGGAGATACATTCTTTTTTGATTTTGATACTGGTGATAATACTGGTATGAAAAACGTATTCAATAAAATTGATGTAACATTTGATACTGGTAATCAATTTGTTAAGGAGATACAAGTTGTATTTTATGATACGTCTGGATTAAATACGTATGTAATAGACAATTATAACAAAGGAGAAATAGGTTTATCTGATAATGTTGTTTACACCATAGAGTTTTCAAACAATAAAATATACGGACCATTAGATGTATCTCAAATAACTAGACTTTTTGACAATGTGCCTTTGTTAGCTAAGTGTCAAAACGTGATAGGAAATAGGTTAGTCTATGGCAACTATACTCAATTTAGAGATCTAAAAGATGCATTTAATCAAGACATATTGATTGACTATAGTGTTGAGGTTGTTTCAGATCCAATAACTAGCACTTCAGCTACAAGAACATTTAGGTCTGATAGAGATTATGAGATTGGACTTGTTTATACTGATGAATACGGAAGAATGACTACAGTTCTTACAACAGAAAATAATTCTGTTTACGTTCCATCAACAAAGTCAGATTATCAGAATTCTATCCGTGTAACATTAAACAATCAAGCACCTAACTGGGCTACTAATTTTAGATTTGTATTAAAACAGCCTACTGGTGAATATTATAATATTTTTCCTCAAACATTTTTTATAGACGGACAATTTAGGTATTTCTTAATTAATGAATCAGATAGAGATAAAATAATAGTAGGTGAATATATAATATTTAAGACTGCTAGTTTTACAGCAACTCATGTAAATACAAAGTTTAAAATACTTGAGTTAGAATATAAACAAGCATCATTTATTACTTCAGCTCCAGAAGGTCTATATTTTAAAATTAAGACAGATGGATCTGCATTTCTAAATGATGGATCTACGTATACTGCATACAATGCATCTACTGGTAGAGGGCCAAAATCAATTACTAATCCAGATCCACATACTGTACAGCCAGTAAAAAGAACGACGTTACCAAGCGTGAATATAACTCCAATTTTTTACAGCGTTTCTGGAATATATACCACTACAACTACATCACCTTCATTAAATGCAGATATAACATCACTTATAGCAAATACTGATAGTAGAGTAGCTATAAGAATATTAACTTCAACATCATATGAATACACTAGAGATATAGATTTAGGATCTGCTATTTGGTCTGGTCCTTTTACCATACCTTCTACATTATCAGACACTTTAACACTTGGTACATCACCAACTTCTGATTATGTAGAGTTAAATATAAGATGGGATTCTGATACAGGGTATACTCCTGGAGATGTATTTATATTTAATGTTAGAGGATATAATGTGATTGGATCTCCTAATAGTTATACTGGTACACCATTAAGCCCAGGTACTAATAATGGTTTATATGGTAATCAAAATGTTATAAACATGCCTAAAGCAGATTATGGAGGAGCGGCATTAATAAACTTTAATTCACCTATATACCCTTTTGCTGAAATAACTATAAAAATAGTAAGAGATGGGGTACCAGCAAGTTCTGATAGACAATATACAAATACTTGGATAAACGGTACAAAATATTATCAAAATTTAGAAGAATGGTTTTGGAGAGAAGGATATTCTACCTTTGATCAATATGATCAATCTGTTACATTAGTCGGTGGAGCTAATTACGTTACATTTAGATCTGGAACTGGGTATAATAAATTTGGATATCCAGGAGATAGTAATTATATGTATGAAACATCAGCTGGAAATATATATATGATAATAAGAGGTTTTGGAACAGGTAATTTAACAAAAAGAAACGAAATAACAGTAGAACTAACTGTAAAACAGTCTCCAGGAAAACCTAAATTATCAGCCGAAACAGTTCCAACAAAAACAGATAATGATATTTATTATGAGTTAAGCAAAACTTACAGAATAGAAAATGGACTTCATAAAGTGTCTTGGGTTTATTCTGATTTTACTGATGGATCAACTGTTTTCCCTTCTATTCCAGAAGTAGCAGGTCTTACTGTATTAGGTCCTTTGGATCCTAATAATCCTCTATCTACTGATGCTATACATTCATTTAATGTAGGAGAAATTATATATGTAAAAAGCGACAACCCATCAATAGGTCCTCCTGATGGATATTATAATATAACGTATGTAACTGATTATGCTATAGCTATAGATCTTCCATTCCCTGGTACTGGACCAGTAACTGGAGGTAAGGTATACTACAATATAAACGAACAAGACCAAACAACATCCATTCCGTTAGTAATAGACATCAACCATCCGACATCACAAAACTCAGATTTCAATGCATTTGCGTTCGGAAATGGCGTTGAGTCAAATAGAATACTAGATGCGTTCTTACAGCCTCAAATGCGGTACAGCCAAAGGGCTTTAACCACCATTGAGGATTACAAGCAACAGAAGAAAGAAACGTCTCTAACTTATAGCGGTGTATATGTTGGTGCTACACAGCTAAACAATCTGAATGAGTTTAACTTATCAACAGGAAACTTTAAGAACTTAGACGTTACATACGGACCAATACAAAAGTTATACGCTAGAGATACGGATCTATTAGTATTACATCAAGACAAAATAACAAGTGTTCTGTACGGTAAAAACTTATTGGTTGATGCGGTTGGTGGTGGCCAAGTAGCATCTGTTCCAGAGGTTCTTGGAAATCAAGTTGCTCACCCATCTGAATATGGTATAAGCAACAACCCAGAGAGTTTTGCAAGACACTCAAACGTATTGTTCTTTGCTGATGCTCGTCGCGGTGCTGTGTTGCAAATGATAAATGATGAGGTTATAGAGATATCTGATAGTGGTATGAAAAACTACTTTAGAGATACAATGAAAGACAATCCAAACACTCAGAAGTTAGGAAGCTTTGATCCATTTAACAACCAATATGTTATATCATTTAACGATCAATCTGTCAACCCTTGCGAACTATCTATAGCTCCAACAATATCTGTTACTAGTGCTGCTGCAAAGACGTTGTTTTTATTTACAATAACATCAAACACATCATGGACGCTTTCATCAAATCAGACTTGGTTGACATTACCTATATCATCTGGGTTTGGAAATGAGGATATATACGGATCGGTTGAATTAAACGATGTAGAGATGTTTAGATCAGCAAAAGTCACTATAACATACTGCGATGGACTAGAACAAGAATTTACATTATTACAATTAGCAACACCAACATAATATGTGCGACTGTATAAAAATAACATACGTAGACCTAAAAGGAAATGTAGTAACATTTGAGACTGGTATTATTGAATCAAAAACTGGTGATTACTATGAGTTTGATAATTTCTTTATATATCCACTTAAAGAAGGTTGGTCTCTTCAATATGGAAAAGGTGATATAATAGGAGAAATAAATACACTTGATTGTCCGCTTGGTCAGTTTGATTTAATTGATAATGAATTCTTTCTAAGTTTTATTGTAGAGAAGTGCGATAGCGACTACAAGACGATAACATATTCTACTGTAAGTCAAGGTTGGAATTCATTTTGGTCATTTAATCCAGATTGGATGACTGAGCTTAATAACGTATTTTATACCATGAAGGACGGTGATTTATGGAGGCATAACACTAATCTTACTAGGAATAATTTTTACGGTGTTCAGTATAACTCAACAATAAAGACAATATTTAACGCTAGTCCGTTAGACAACAAGGTATTTAAAAATCTATCTATAAATAGTAATGAACCTTGGACGGCATACATAGATACAAATCTACAGACAGCTGAGACTCCATATACTTATTTTGTTGAAAAGGAAGGATTTTGGTTTGCTTACATAAGACGTCAAGATAATACGATATCAATAAAATCACTTTCTACACAAGGTGTTGGAGAGGTAAACACGGCTACTAGCCCTTCTCCTACTACTGGTATAGTTACTTTTCCAAACAACATAGACAAGAACTCTATAAGCATTGGTGACAAACTATATAAAAATTCACTAGGTACATTATTTTTCTTGGGTGATATAGTATCATACACAGATAATAGCATAGATATAGATATAACTTTCGGTGCATTACCTTCACCTGGAGATTTTATAATAGCTGTTAAAAACTCTCAAGTTGAGTCTTATGGTGTTCGTGGTGTATACATGAATGTTCAGCTTGAGAATGATAGTACTGATGAAGTAGAATTATTTTCACTAAGTAGTACATCATTCAAAAGTTTTCAGTAAATTTGTATAAAACGTATTAGTTATGATTCCTCAGTTAGCATTATACGCTCTGGGTGCTGGAGCTAACGCTGTACAAGCGTTCCAAGCTCAAAAGAATATGAGAAAGGCACAAGAAGCGGCACAAAAAGCCTATCAAGAAATGAAGGCTATAAAAGAAATAAATCCGTTCAAACAAGTTCAAGTTCCTACATTAGGTAGTCAACTAGCTCAACAATCATTAGATAGGGCCACTATGGGTGCATTAAGTACATTACAGAGCACTGGAGCTGAAGGTGCTATAGGTGGTGTTGGAAATGTGTTGCAAGCTAATATTGGTCAAGGTCTTGAAAACGCAGCTATGTTAAACGAAGCTCAATTCAAGAGAGATGCCATGCAAGCTGAAGCTGAGGCTGGTATTCAAGCTAGACAAGCTGAAAGAGATTGGATGCTTGGAGCTCAACAAGCTCAAAGTGCTGAACTAAGAAGAGCTGACGCTGAGACAAATAGAAATGCTTCTGTAATGGGTATAGCTGGATCTTTAAATTCAGCAGCTGGGCTAATGGGGGATTACTTTGAGTCAAATCCTTATGGTTCTTTTGCTGATATGTTTAAAATGAACAAATCTAAAAAATCCAATACCCCTTCATCATCTTATGATTGGAATAATAGCATGAATCCGAACGGTTTATCTACTTTTATACGCAAATAATAATGGCAACTAGAAACGACTACTTTGGATATATACCGTCAGAGACGAGGATCGACTGGGGTAAAATGACGGGAGATCTTGCCAAAACAATAACTGACGCTTACGGAAACAGGGAGAAAGTAAGAGAGGAGTTAGATCAAATAAAGACGACTAATGACGCTCTTGTAACAAACACAGAGAGAGGTAAAACTCAAGCTCTAAATGAACTTGTTCTTTCTGGTGCTGATGACGCTAAGATGAAAATGCTTGAGTGGCATAAAGCTCTAAAGAGAGGTGAGATAACAGCAAAAGAATACAAAAACAGGATGAACAATCTAACTGAAAATTGGAAGGCTTTTGCTAACAATATGAAAACATTTGACACAAGAATGCAAGACATTATGTCAAGACAACAACCAGGAGAAGATGGTAAGATCGCTGGTTCTGGTTTTGAAGCTTCTGTCAATCAAAAAATTGCTTCGTTAGGTGATTTGAGAAACAAAAAAATAACTATAGACAATGAGAGCGGAAAGGTATATATGGGGTCATTAGATCCTAATACTGGGCAATACGATCCAAATACATTAATTGATGCCATGTCTATTGGTAATGTATCAAATATGTTAGACAATAGAGTAGACGTTGTTGACTTGACTAGTGATTTAGCAAAAACATTTAAAGATTGGTCTGTATCAAATCCAGGTAAGACTGTTCAAGATGCTAGACAAAATCCATTCTTATCAAAAGCTAAAAATAACTTTAAGGCTGGAGTATTATCTAACAATAGAATGGTTACAAGTATACTCGTTGATAACGGAGACGGTGATTATGATATTTATTTTGATGATGATGACAGAAAAAATAAATTACAGCAAATGCTGTCTGCTGAAATGGAGTCAAGGAAAACTACACCAAAATACAGTAGTTCTGACATAACTAAAAAAATAGAGCAATATAAAAAGAATAATAAGAAAGCTACAACTGCACAGTTAGAACAATACAGAGATAAACTTGAGTCTGAGACTGTTGGTGATATGACGTTAGAAGAGCAAAAAAAATTCATAGAGGATGCTCAATTAAAACTTATTCCAGCTGTTCTTGATGAAAATGGTGTTTATCAACCACAACCAACTCAATATCAGTTACAACAAGCTGACGCTATATTAGATGCTAGTATAGAATCTCAAATACCTAAAAGTGTTCAAATAACCCCAGTAACCAGATCATCTGGTAGTGTCGGTGTCAGCGGTGGCTCAAAAGGTAGCGGAGGAGCTCCAAATACCGCATTATATCGACAGATAGTAAGTGGATTTAATGATAGAAGTCCTGCTGGAGCTGCTAGATTAGCAGCGGCTAGTGGAGGTAAATATAGGTTTGAATTTAAGCCTAAGCAGCCAGGTGTTTTTGTATATGAAACTAGATACGTGTCAAATGGATTTGGAGGTCAAGAGGCTCAAGATTTTGAGATTGGATATTTCCAAAATGCAAGAGATTTGGCTCCAATAGTAGGATTTGCTAGCGGAACAGGTGCTACATCTTCAACAGCATTTGACGAATGGGATGCTTCAGAAAGAGCTGTAATGGGAGGAAAATCAACAAATAATAAGAGCGGAAAAGCAGAAGGTGATGATTTATTTAAAAACCCTAAATAAATGAACGATAAATTACAACAACTTTATAATCTATACAAGAGTAAAGGTTTAATTAATACTACAGATTTTAATACATTCGCTTCTGCAAACAGTCAGCAAATCCAACAACTATATAATCTTGGAAAGAAAAATGGCCTGTTTAATACTACAGATCTTAATACATTTAGTTCTGCATTTAGTCCTCAACAAAAATGGAGACAAGTAACTGAGAAGGAAAGTGCAGGTAGATTGAATTACAGAAAAGATGATTTCAGAACTTGGGATATAGTAGAAGAGACTCAGAAGGGAATGACCAAGGAGGAGAGAAAGAAAACTGGGTTTGATTATACGCCAGAACAAATAGCTGCTGGTAAAAAAGCTGTTGCTATGGAAGAGGCTCCAGTTATTGAATACTCTGACCTTAAACTGAGAAGAGGTAAGGATGGCGTTTTCTACAAGGTAGAAGGTAATAATTGGTACGAGGTGGCATTTCCTAGAGATATGTCAAAAAATATTATAAACGAAAGTGTAGTAAGTCTTGAGGGCTCTGATCTTTATAAAATAAATGATCCTAAAAAAGTAGAGAGCTTAAACATTGAGTTTGGTGAAAAAGTAAAATTACCTAACGCTGGTTTTGATACCGATCAGAAGTTAATTAAAACTGGAATAGATACAAAAATACCATCTGTTTTAGATAAAGCAGTCAAACCAGAGGATGATCTGTATGATGTTTTTGGAGGATGGGACGAGAATACTAGAGGGCTTAGATTTAAAAAGAATGATAGAACAAATACTTGGATGCAAATCAAACCAGGTGTAGACTCTGTATGGTCTGTAGTTACAGAAGCCATGGCTAAAGAATTAAACAAGCGTTATGGTGGTAGGTATGGTTCTGTTCCTAAACAAGCTGATAACTTAACTGATTACCAGATATTAAACAAGACATACGGACAAGAAGGAGGTTCTGGAGTCTTAAAAAGAGAACTACTTCCAGATGGAGAGCCTACTTTTGGACTTCCGAAATCAGTAGAGAATACAGGTTGGTTTCAAACACTTTACCCTCAGACAATGATGGGTCAAGCTGTAAACGCTGAAGAAGCAAGAAGAAGAGGTGTAAAATCTTTTGAGGAAAATGTTCAAAGGTATGTGACAAATAACAATATAGCTAACCTTGAAGAAGAAGAGGCTGTAAAAATGCTTACAAATCAGTTCGGTAGATATGGTTTTGAGTTTATAGAATCTGGAGCTGGCGACGAGATGATCGTAAGAACAAAAGATGGCTTACGTGAAGTAGTAATAAATCTTGATACTGATAATACAGGAGAAAATATAAGACTTCAAGATTTCTTAATAACTAATATGGACCCATCTGCTTACGAGCCAGGTAATCAAAAATACGCAGAACTTATAAATAGAGATAGACGTCTTATTTACTCCAACAATGGCAGTAATAGCCAGTCACTTTATAAAGACCTACAAGAGTTATTTAATGACGAAGACTATAAAATATGGGCCCAAAATTTACCTTACGGTGAACTAGAACAAGAGGTAAACCAAAGGATAGGAGAATATAGAAGCTTGATGAACAAACCTGGGGTTAATAGCTCACAGGTATTTAAAGATATGAAGGCGTTTGAAAAATCTCCTATGTATCAACAATACCAAAAAAATAAGAAAGAGGCATTTGAGCTTGAAAGAATGAAAATTCAGTCACTGTATGATGAAGTTAGATTAGATCCAGGACAAAATTCAAGAGCTAGGCAAAAGGTTAGAATGTTCTTGTCTGATAAATATTTAGACAAAACAAGAACTGAGTACAACGCAATGTTAAATGACATTAATAAATCTGATAAGTTTTTAAAGACCAGATATGACGAATACAATGCTGAACTTCAGAAATTAAATACGTCAAATTTAACGCCAGAACAAATAAGAGTTAAGAAAGAACAACTTGACAAAATGGCGTTACAGCTGGATCTAGATCAATCTAACTTAGTTAGAAGAAAAAGGGCTATTTCAACTGAAGTCAAACAGCTTGAGTATTTGACAGGTAAATATGTCGTTGACGTGGCTAAGGAGGGTTCGTTTATTGGTGGCGTTATGAATAGTTTTTCAGACGGTATATCAAAAATGATAAAGACGGGAGATGTTGTTGGAAGGTTACAAGCAGAAACAAAGGGTTCTCAGATTGCAGACAACATGACAGAGGAGGAAAAGAGATACTATAAAACAAAAGGATATTCATTAGAGGAAATAAAAATAGCAGAGGCTAATAAAGCTTGGAAAGAATCAAAAGAAGATCTTTCGAACAGAATGAAGTCCGCTATTGGTGATCTAGCCACAACTAAACAGTACCAACAGTCTGAAGATAGAGGTATTGTTAGTAAAGCATTGTTTGGTCTTGCAGAATCTCTTCCAGCAATGGCTACATCAGTTATTAATCCATACGTTGGTTTTGGATCATTGTCAGCTCAAGCATATTCATCTTTAGAGGATGAGATGTTAAATGATCCAGATTTTGAAACAACGTCACTTACAGAGATGAACTTAATAGCATTACCATATGCTATGGGTATGGGAATATTGGAAAAGATTGGTCTTAGTGCAGCTATGTCTAAAAACCCTCTTGCTAAGTCTCTTATAATGAAGTCTATACAAGGAGCTGTTAAAAAGACAGCAGGTAAAGGATCGGCAGAACTTTTACAAAATGTACTAGACAAAGAGATCAAGTCGAATATGGCTAAGTTTGGTTTAAGAATAGTCGGTGGTGCACTAACCGAGGCTGAAACTGGAGCTACTCAGTCGTTGGTTCTTGATATTGGATATAAGAGTTTGATCAACGAAATAAAAAAAGACGATAGACTAGCAAGCGAACTAACTGGAGGTGAGTTTTTTGATACCCCAGATAGCTTTATGGATGGTCTAAAGATGGTTATAGAGGATGGTATAGCTGAAGGTATTGGCGGTATGGTTATGAGTGGTGGTGGAGCTTTATCTCAAAAGGTTATAAATGGGAACATCTCACTTTATGATAATGAGGACGTTGACTTTTTGAAAACTGTTTCAACTGACAACGAGCTAAGAAAGATGATTGTGATAAAACTTAAGAGCGATATGTTATCTGGAAAGCTAACAAAGGCAGAGGCACAAAATCAATTGAACGCTCTTGATAAGGTTGGTGCTATATTTAATGCTATGCCTGACAACCTAAGTGTTGAGGACCAAGTTAAGTCTGTAAACCTTATGGCTGAAAAGCAAAGACTAGAAAAAGAAATTGACGGCAAGGACCAATCTCTTGTTGCCGCTCAAAAGGAAAGAATAACAGAGATTGATAACGAACTACAAAAAATTAGTAAAGATGCCTTTCAAAAGCAAACAACAGGTGAAGTTCCTGTACAGCCAGAAGCCAGAGTTGGCGAAGAAGTGGAGGG